GATGAGCTTTAAACATGAACTTGGTCAGGTGGTAACCGTTACTATCAGTGAAGAAGAAGGGCATATCAAAGCTCGCGCAGAATATACGCATGGCCCCAATCAGTAGCTTATTCATTATCGTGCAGCAGACGGGCGAGCCGTAGACGCATGGTTTGAAGAAGGGGAGCTGTCTCCATCTGCACTGTAGACGCACGCATTACAGAAGCCCTTCACATCGCGAGGGGCTTTGATAATGCGAATGAATGTCATTATCGAGACTTAGAAGGGGACAGGTGGGTATTTAGACGTCTAAATGGCTATCCGGTCAATTTCTACCGGATTTATGCAAATGATAGTCATTATCATTTAAAGGGTCCTCCCGGAGGGGGAGGCTACCACGGGGCGGCGAACTCGCGGAAAACGGCTAGTTTTCATTTTTCATAGTCATCATCATCATGTGCACAGGTTATTGATTTTCCAGATGTCGGATTTTCAATGATGTCGAATCGTATAAAAAGTGTTCACCATCATGGACCAGGAAATCGCTACTTTAAAACTCAATATCAACCAGCTTGCCGGGATTACTGGCGTACACCGCCAGACCGTCGCTACCAGGCTAAAAAATGTCAGTCCCGCCCAGGGAAGCAACAGCAAACTTAAGTTGTATCTTGTCACCGATATTCTGACAGAATTAATGATCCCGACGGTTTCCTCATCGAATCTTGAAGAGATGACACCCCCTGATCGCCTTGCTCACTGGAAAGCAGAAAACGAGCGGTTGAAATTTGAAGTAGATACCAAGCAACTTATCCCCGCCGAAGACGTCGCACGTGAATTTTCAATGATGGCGAAAGCCGTCGTCATGGTACTTGAAACACTTCCGGACATTCTTGAGCGCGACTGTGCACTTACGCCGGTTGCGGTATCACGCGTGCAAAGCGTGATTGATGACCTGCGCGATCAGGTTGCCCAAAAAGTAATGGACGCTGAACCAGAGGAGGATGAGCCAGAGGAGGACTGATGACAAAACGGGCATCTGCCAGGGGGATACGCCGCGATGTCTCCGGTATTCTTCGTGCCCCACGTCGTATGCAGGTGGCCGATGCGGTCAGCTCATATATGCGTGTGCCGATGGGGGCGGGTAACTCCGTACCATGGGACCCCAATCTGGCCCCTTATATTATTGAGCCTATGAATTGTCTGGCATCCCGTGAATATGATGCGGTGGTGTTTGTCGGACCGGCCCGAACCGGGAAAACGATTGGCCTGATTGATGGCTGGATTGTCTACAACATCGTTTGCGATCCAGCTGACATGCTGGTTATTCAGGTCTCCGAAGAGAAAGCGCGTGAACATTCCAAGAAACGCCTCGATCGCACATTCCAGTGTAGTCCGGAAGTAAAATCGCGACTCAGTCCGCGTCGTAACGACAATAACGTTCACGACCGCACCTTCCGGGTCGGTAACTATCTCAAACTGGGCTGGCCGTCAGTCAACATTATGTCGTCGTCAGACTATAAAAGCGTGGCGTTAACTGACTATGACCGCTTTCCTGAAGATATCGACGGGGAAGGTGATGCATTTTCCCTTGGTTCGAAACGTACCACTACGTTTATGTCCAGCGGGATGACTCTGGTTGAGAGTTCACCTGGCCGAGATATTCGTGACACGAAATGGCGACCAAACACTGCACATGAGGCGCCGCCGACTACCGGCATATTATCGTTGTTTAATCGTGGTGACCGCCGCCGCCTTTACTGGCCTTGCCCGCATTGCGGAGAATATTTTCAGCCGGAGGTTGCAAATATGACGGGCTACCGGGATTCCCTTGATCCCGTTGTGGCAAGTGAGTCTGCATATCTCCAGTGCCCGGCCTGCAAAGGCAGGATCACCGCAGATATGAAACGTGAACTGAATATCCGCCATGTCTGGTTACGCGATGGAGAAAAAATAGACCGTGATGGCAACAGATTTGGGGAGCCGCGGCGATCACGCATCGCTTCATTCTGGATGGAGGGGCCTGCGGCTGCATATCAGACATGGTCGCAGATGATATACAAATTCCTGACTGCTGAGCAGGAATATGAGTCCACCCAGAGTGAAGAGACGCTGAAAACGGTAGTTAATACCGACTTTGGTCGGCCTTATCTACCCCGAGCCAGTCTCGAACAACGTAAGAGTGAGCTGCTCGAACGACGCGCTGAAGACGTGCCGAAGCGATCTGTACCAGATGGTGTGCTCTTTATGACTGCAACCGTTGATGTGCAGGGCGGTAAATCCCGTCGTTTCGTGGTTCAGGTGACTGGCTACGGTGAGCAGGGTGAGAGATGGCTGGGCGATCGCTACAACATCCGCCAGTCTCTGCGGGCAAACGAGCACGGTGAATGCTACTCCATCGATCCGGCAAGTTACCCGGAAGACTGGGATTTACTTTTGTCTGACGTGTTCGAAAAGTCATGGCCCTTAGCGAGTAACCCTTCAAAACGCATGCGGATCATGGCGATGGCTGTCGATTCCGGCGGTGAGGATGGTGTCACCGATAACGCCTATAAGTTCTGGCGTAAGTGCCGCCGGGATGGGCTTGGTAAAAAGATTTTCCTCTTCAAGGGCGACAGTGTCCGACGCTCAAAACTAATTACCCGAACATTTCCTGATAACACTGACAGATCAACTCGCCGGGCAAAAGCCGCTGGCGATGTGCCGCTTTACCTTCTTCAGACTGATGCGCTGAAAGATCAGGTGAATAACGCCCTGTGGCGAGAATCACCCGGCCCGAACTATGTGCATTTCCCTAAATGGCTCGGCAGCTGGTTTTACGATGAGCTGACCTATGAGGAACGTTCACCCGATGGAAAATGGAGCAAACCGGGCCGAGGTCCGAATGAAGCTTTCGATCTACTCGTTTATGCCGAAGCGCTGGCCATATTGCACGGATACGAAAAGATCAAATGGCCGGATGCGCCTGAATGGGCGAGGCGGGCAACGTGGATTGAAGAAAGCACGCCGGAAACTGGCGAAGCGTCACCCACGTTATCAGCAAAAACGACCCATAGCAGAAAAAAACGGAAGGCAAATAAGCCGGATGTTGAAAACAATCCGTGGACTACATCATCAGGAGGCTGGGTGTGAAACAAACCGATATTGAATCCATTATCCAGCGTTATACCGATGCGGAAATAGCTGTTCTGGATGGAAAGTCTATTACATTCAACGGACAGCAGATGACGCTGGAGAACCTGTCCGAAATCCGCAAGGGGCGTCAGGAATGGGAGCGCCGTCTTGCATCCCTGTTGGCTCAACGTCACGGGCGACCTGGTTATAAACTCGCGAGGTTTCCATGAGCCTGTTAGATGATGCGATTGGCGTCTTTTCCCCTGGATGGAAAGCGGCGCGGTTACGTTCGAGAGCAATGATACAGGCATATGAAGCTGTTAAGCCTACTCGTACGCATAAGGCCCGCAGGGAAAATCGTTCCGCTAACCAGCTTAGTCAGATGGGAGCTGTTTCACTTCGAGAACAGGCTCGCTGGTTGGACAATAACCACGATCTGGTTATTGGTGTATTCGATAAGCTCGAGGAAAGGGTAGTTGGAGCTAAAGGAATTATTGTTGAGCCACACCCGGTTCTAACAAACGGAAATATAGCAAAAAAACTGGCAGAACAAATCAGAACGAAGTGGGCCGAATGGTCAGTCAGCCCTGAGGTTACGGGACAGTTTACCCGCCCGATGCTTGAGCGGTTGATGCTCAGGAGTTGGCTCAGGGACGGGGAAATTTTCGCTCAGATGGTGAGTGGCTCAGCGCAGGGACTTGATCCAGTGGCTGGCGTACCTTTCTGGCTTGAAGCGCTAGAGGCTGATTTTGTGCCGATGACCAACAATGAGTCACAGCAACTTTGTCTGGGGGTTTATGTCGATAATTGGGGGCGCCCGAAAAAGTACCTGGTTTATAAAAGTCTGCCTGTTACCGGCCGTCAATTGGATACGAAAGATGTCGATGCCGGGAATATGCTTCATCTCAAATTTACTCGTCGCCTTCATCAAACCAGAGGGACGTCTCTCCTTTCTGGTGTTCTCATGCGCCTCAGTGCGCTGAAAGAATACGAGGATGCGGAGTTAACGGCCGCACGCATAGCCGCCGCCCTGGGGATGTACATAAAAAAAGGGGACGGGCAAAGTTTTACGGATGAGAACAGCAAAGATAATCGTGATGTAATGATTGAGCCAGGCATTATCTATGATGATCTCCTTCCTGGTGAAGACATCGGGATGATCAAATCTGACAGACCAAACCCTAACCTTGAAACATTCAGAAATGGGCAATTGCGCGCCGTTGCTGCTGGTGCTCGTCTCAGCTTCTCCAGTACAGCCAGAAACTACGATGGAACGTACAGCGCTCAGCGCCAGGAATTGGTTGAATCAACAGACGGTTATCTGATCCTCCAGGACTGGTTCATCGGAGCAATTACCCGGCCAATGTACCGAAACTGGTTAAAAATGGCGGTGGCTTCTGGCGAAATTCAGCTACCACGTGGGCTGGATATGGCGTCGCTTTACACCGCAGTTTATTCCGGTCCGGTCATGCCGTGGATCGACCCAGTTAAAGAGGCTAATGCCTGGAAAGCGCAAATCCGAGGTGGTGCTGCGACAGAATCTGACTGGGTGCGAGCTAGCGGGCGCAATCCGGATGATGTGAAACGTCGTCGCAAGGCTGAAGTTGATGATAACCGCGAACTGGGACTGGTGTATGACACCGATCCTGCAAACGATAAAGGAGGCACCAGTGCCGAAGTCAAAGAACCGGACGCCCCGTCGTCCGAAAGCCAGCGCAAGAAGTAATTCGTGGTTTCGTATGCAGGCCAGCGCCGACAATCAGGTAGAAATTTATATCTACGACGAGATCGGCTACTGGGGCGTGACCGCCCGGCAGTTTGTTAACGACCTTAAAGCGCTTGGTGATGTGACCCATATTAATCTTCATATCAATTCGCCTGGTGGCGATGTCTTTGACGGCATCGCCATTTTTAATGCTCTTAAACATCATGGTGCGTCAATTACCGTTCATATCGACGGTCTGGCCGCATCTATGGCCTCGGTCATTGCTATGGTAGGTAATCCGGTCATCATGCCTGAAAACACCATGATGATGATCCATAAGCCCTGGGGCTTTGCTGGTGGTGATGCTAACGATATGCGTGACTACGCAGAGCTTCTGGACAAGGTTGAGTCTGTTCTGATCCCTGCTTATGCAGAGAAAACGGGTAAGAGCCCCGATGAAATAGCGGCGATGCTGGAAGATGAAACATGGATGGACGGCAAAGAATGCGTCGCTATGGGTTTTGCCGACCAGGTCACCCCCTCTCTTCAGGCTATGGCCTGTATCCAGTCTAAACGTATTGAGGACTTCGAAAAGATGCCAAAAAATATTCGCAACATGTTAACGCCGCCGCGAGCTACCACGCAACGCGATCCCCAGCAACCACAAATGCAGCAGCCGGTGGTGAGCCAACCTTCCGTAATTGACGAAAACACCATTCGTGCTCAGGTAATCGCTGAGCAAAAGGATCGCGTTAATGGTATTAACAACCTCTTTGCGATGTTTGGTGGTAAACACGCCGAACTGCAGGCGCAGTGTGTAGCAGATATGGATTGCTCTGTCGATCAGGCTAAAGACAAACTGCTGGCGCTGCTGGGTAAAGATGCTTCACCATCGGCGAAAACCACGCCAGCGCATATTCATGCAGGTAACGGTAATTTTGTCGCCGATGGTATTCGCCAGGCATTGATGGCGCGTGCCGGATTTGAAGATCAGGAACGTGACAATGTCTACAACGGCATGACCCTGCGTGAATATGCCCGCATGGCCCTGACTGAGCGGGGAATTGGCGTATCCAGCTATAACCCGATGCAGATGGTAGGGCTGGCGCTGACGCACAGCACCTCTGATTTTGGCAACATCCTTCTTGATGTCGCCAACAAATCGATTTTGCAGGGCTGGGACGAAGCTGCAGAAACCTTTGAGCAGTGGACAAAGAAAGGCCAGTTGTCGGACTTTAAGACAGCGCATCGTGTGGGGATGGGCGGATTCCCGTCTCTGCGGCAGGTTCGCGAAGGCGCTGAATATAAGTATGTGACTACCGGCGATAAAGGTGAAACCATCGCGCTAGCCACCTACGGAGAAATTTTTTCTATCACTCGCCAGGCAATCATCAACGATGATCTGAACCAGCTCACAGATGTTCCGATGAAAATGGGCCGTGCCGCTAAGGCGACTATCGGCGACCTTGTTTACGCCATTCTGACCAAAAACCCAAAACTCTCAGATGGTAAGGCGTTATTCCACGCAGACCACAAGAACCTGTCCACCGGTGCTATTTCCGTCAGCAGCCTGGACGATGCACGTAAACTGATGCGCCTGCAGAAAGAGGGAGAACGATCTCTGAACATCCGCCCGGCATTTATGCTGGTGCCGGTCGCACTGGAGACACTGGCTAACCAGACGATTAAATCAGCGAGCGTAAAAGGGGCGGATATTAACGCCGGGATTATTAACCCGATCCAGAATTTTGCAGATGTGATTGCAGAGGCCCGCCTTGACGAAGCTGACGCAAAAGCCTGGTATCTGATGGCGGCAAAAGGGACGGACACCATCGAAGTTGCGTATCTGAATGGTGTTGATACTCCTTACATTGATCAACAGGAAGGGTTTACCACTGACGGTATCGCTACAAAAGTTCGTATCGATGCTGGTGTGGCGCCGCTTGATTACCGCGGCCTGGTGAAATCCAGCGGCCAGTAATCATTACAGTTCTGAAAACGACGCCCGGAAGGGCTTTTTTTATACCTGAAATCAGCCCTGCGGGGCTGACAGGAGACGTTATGGCTAAAAATTATGTGCAAGACGGCAAAACCATCCCCGTGAAAAATTCTGGTACCGAGGAAATTCTCAGCGGTACACCTGTTTCTTTAGGCGGAATGATTGCGGTTGCAATTACCGATATTCAGCCGGGTGATGTAGGCGACGGATTCGCTGAAGGTGTCTTTCTTTTACCTAAACTGCCAGCTGATGCCGTGACCGCCGGGGAAAAGGTATATCTCAAAGCTGGAAATGTTCAGCTGGATGACACCGATGCGGTGTTAGCCGGGACTGCCTGGGAGGATGCTGCGGCAGGTGTTACCGTCCTGGAAGTCAAAATCAATGGCTAATGCCTTTGACAAAATGGCTGGCAGAATGGATGAACTGACGGCGAAAAGGCTGGGCAGAACGGTGACTATTAATGGCGATGAGCATATTGCTGTTGAAAGTCACCTGCTGCCTGAGCTGGGGCCGGTCGCGGGCGATGGGATTAACCTGGTTATCTTCAGCGCTGGCTATCAGTCAGCGCGGGGAGATGAGGTTATTTATAAAAGTCAGGTTTACACCGTTACCCGATGGCTCCTCTTTAATGGTAAGCCGCAAATCTGGATTGAGGAGGTCACAGGTGACGATTAAAGGGCTGGAAGAGCTCAGGCAGAACCTGAGCAATATCAGTAAAAATGCCATTCCTCGGGCGACATCCCAGTCCATTAACCGGGTAGCTGGAAGGGCAATCAGCCGCAGCTCTACGCGAGTGGCGAAAGAGACTAAGGTTAAGCGAAAACTGGTCATGCAGCGCGCCAAACTTAAACGGGCAAGCCCTAAAAAACCAATGGCTACCATCCGGGTAAATCGCGGCAACCTCCCGGCGATAAAGCTGGGGCCAGTACTAGTTCAACTTTCACGACGAAAGCGCGACAACGGTAGTTCTGGAAGCGTTCTGAAGATTGGGAATTTCAGCTTCCCTGGTGCTTTTGTGCAACAGCTTAATAATGGTCGCTGGCATGTTCTTCGACGAACCAGTAAATCTCGTTACCCGGTAGAAGTGGTGAAAGTACCTCTGTCCACCCCCCTGACTGCTGCATTCAAAGAAGAACTTCCCAAACTGATGGCATCTGATATGCCAAAAGAAATGATGGCTGCGATCAAAAATCAGATAAGGCTGGTGACAAAATGATTCACCCGCAAGTACGAAAAGCTGTTCTGGATAAACTGAAGTCAATCAAC